CAGGAATGTTTTCGTTTTATTTTGACTTGAGGGCCTGAATAATCTGCTTGCTCATTTCTTTCGAAGTGAGAACGCTCATTTCTTCAGGTGTGTACCAAACCATATTGTGTTGCTCTCGGGCTAACAATTCAGTGTATAAACAGCGGTGAACAGAAATCTCTTTTGGCACACCGATTCCGTTGGTGTCAATATACCGTGCGAGTGCTTCAATCTGCGGTCCCTGATTATCTCCTGTTCCACAGACTGTGGGTTCAAAACGCTTGTTCTTACTGATTCGTTTGGGGACATCGTCAATGAGCTCAACAGTGCTCAGAGTAAACTTACCATTCTTAGCTACAGAACCAAAGATACTAGTCTTGTTTTCTATGAATCCTTCCATAAGACTCTTCTTCCATGCAGTAAACTTATCAAGTGTCTCTCCAACCATCGGTACATCTTCTGGCAAAAATGAGTCGGGTCCAAGAACAATCACATCTGTATCGGGGATCAGAAGCCGCTGAATAAAGGGTAACTTGGGATTCGTAAGCAGGAACGCCTTCTTCTCTGCCAAAGTGAAGTCGTGATCAAAAACAAATCCGTTTAGAACATCTTCAGAGAAGCGATTGCGAATATTTCCAGGAAACTTATAAGATTCTCTTTTCAGATCTAGGATATCTGACTTCAGTTCAACACGGGGTGCCTCGGCTGCCGGCTCGGGCAATGAAATAGGAACGTGTGGCTTTGGTTTAGTCGTCCTTTCAACGACTGTACTATTTGATACTCCAATTGGAGCTAATGCGTAGAGGTCTCCCTTAGATTCTAGCAAACTAGGGCGTCCAAAGGAATCAACAAACTGAAATCCAGTAGCAATGGCTTGTTGCAGAGTATAGATAACCACATCGCGCTGATATCCCTTCAAGCTCCCAATCATCTGATCCCGGTCCCAAATAGCCTTGTCAACAAAGAGCTTTTCAATCTTGGTCAGAAGTTCATCACGAACATCAAGATAGCTGGATAGGGGTCGGACATGGTCGGGGTCGGGAACACTGGGGTCAACCTTGCATTGTTCAACATCGGGTGACTCCTCAAATGTAGGTGCCATCATGCTCTTGAGGGTATACGACACATGCTCATGACCCTCTGATCGAACTTGTGGTACAACCAGGTTTTTCCAGTCTGAAGGGAGTGACTGCTGTATAGGACAATCCATAGCTGATTCTGCAATGACTTTGCGGACTTTTGCGATTCTCATTCCTTTCGGTTCAACCTTTGTGCGATAGGTATATTCATCAAATGATTCACGATCATCATCTGCACGGATGACATGGAGATAAACTGTACAGTTCTGCTCTTCGGGAACAAGTAGCTGGTGACTGCATGTACGCAATGCACGACCAATAACCTGTTCAATCCGGCTCATGTTCCACCATGGGTCCAGAATATGAACTTGACGAACATAGCGGAAATCAACACCTTCGGAAACAAGCGGACTTGTAACTATAACACGGATCTTCTCACCAGTACGGTTGTCACGATTCTTGACTGCAGCCAACATATCGCTGATTTCGGCATCAGATGCATCAGATGTAAGCATGATATATCTCCCTTTCGCGGCTCCTGAATAGGATACCTTTGCCATCAGACTGTCTCCAGAATACGGAGTGAATCCATGCTCCTCCAGCGCCATTGCAAATAGAAGAGCACCCTGCGTCTTGAAATTGGAATAGACGAGAACAACTCCCTCCGAGTTTTCAATCGAGTGAATCACGCTAACAAACTTAGCAGAATGATTGGGCAGTGTCTCGGGTGTCAGACATGGATCCTTGGCATAGGCATACTGCTTTCCGTTCAGAACAAATGTCTGTTTGAATGTCTGTTTGTTTGGAAGGACTGAAACAGTAGGGAGCATATATGCACTGCGCTTCTCTTCATCTTCTTTGCCTGTTTCGGCTGTTAGTGCTTCCTTCTGAATGCCCTTCGCGTGTGACATAACAAGCGACAGATACTTCAGGCGCTCGTTCTCGCCAATTCCCTTACCAAGAAAGCTAACCTCTGCGTCAGACGGAGCGATTTCAGGGGGTGGAAGGCGAAAGGGAAATGTGAACGGGCTCTCTCCACGAACATAGGACACATAGGTTTGACACCATTTCCTGAACTCCTCTTCCTTCTCTACTTTCAGATCGGCTGATGGTGTGAAAAAGTCAGAGGCCTTCAGACGAGTCCTTGCGGGCTGTGTGCGGCTGTTCCAGTTAAAGAGATTCATGTAGAACATGATTTCCTCGTGGGAGTCAAACATAGGTGTTGCAGTGAGGAAGACAAGAACAAGACCATCTGCAATGTTGACAAGTTTCTCCAGACCCTGTGCGATAGCCTTATCGGTTTCTGCACTACCACCTTCGCGAATGTTGTGGGCCTCATCAATAATTAGCAGACGGTTATCAAAGTTATCATGAACCCATTTCCGATCAACATCCATCTCGGTTCCAGTCATATGTTCTGTCAACCTAGAGCCGAAGGCATTGTAGGCAGAGAACTCATAGAACTCCTTGATAATCTTGTCGGCAGTGGTTTCAAGTCGTGAACGGATTTCAGGGTCTGCCCAGTTTTTAGGTTCAGATTCAATACGAAGGAGCATATCGAGGTAACGACGTCCAGTGCATTGTTTGGAAGACAGTGTTTGACTAACTGTATCCAAGTACACACGGGACATATCAAAAATCTGTGTCCTAAAGTTCTCCTGAACAGCACGGGAGGCTACAACACATACCTTTTTGTCTTGGAACTCTGGGCGAAGAATGTATTCCTCGGCAACCTGAATTGCTGTACATGTATTGTGTGTTACAGTAAAGTCTCCCAGAACATACCGGTGGTTTCGGTCAATCATAAATCCATAATAGTCGCCTTCTCCAAGAGGACTCACTGTAATTCCATAGCGAAGAACATCCTTTATTTGTGTTCTAGGAGCTGCCTTCTTACGCAGAAGTTTTACAGGTATCATATCAATGTCACCAGATATGAACGTTCTGTAATACTCCCCAGAAACACGCTCTCCTTTGTAGATACAAGATTTCTCTGCAACTCGTGTTGTTGTTGCAAGTCCAAGAGAGCGCGCGATAAACACAATGTCGTCTGTTAGTTGCTTTGACTTTTGAATGATTTCGTATGTATTATTTATCATATATCCATCTGTATCAATAAGTCCTGCAATAACCTGTAGCCGTATCTCTCTTGAGTTGATCTTATATAGATCGGGAACGTGTTTATTGTTCATGAGATTGTTCTGTTTCAAAAAATTCAAAAATACATTCTCATGTTTCCTTGATACTGCAGAAATTCGGTAATCATAACCACTTTGATATGTGAGAACCGAGCTGTTTCGCTGACAAAAGTCACGAAGATAATGAAGAATCACGGCATCTTGCGAAGTTATAACAGGATCGCGCTGAGACCCATCACCTAACCAAACGCCAAGAATGTACGGATCAACATCAATACATCTACCAGGGAAGTCTACTGCTGTTCTATATCCTTTTAAATTTCGCTGCGTTTTGTTACTGAGCTTCAAGAATTCTCTGACTGATATCTCAGTTACAACGTTGCGAAATGAGGTATGTTGTAAGCAAAGAATGTGTTCGCTGTTTACGTCATAAGACTCTCCTTTAGTTGACGTTATACGGTACATTTGATCACGCCCTCTAGCGAGCGACTCAACTGTTCTGGGCGTTGAATCATCTCCCATCAAAAGATCCCCCGTGACAATATCTTCTACAAGCTTCTTTGATCCGTCATACATGAGGATAGGTGTTCCGCGACCATGACACTTGCCTACTCCCGTGCCGTGAACCATTAGCAAAGAACGGGCAGGTGAGTCGGGTGACATCACACGACGTAGAAACTTCTGTTGTGGCTGAAGAGAGAAGCTGCCTGTAGCAGCACACTGTTGAGTACGAAGTTCATATAAAGCGGAAAGACTCGCAGCCGGAAGACTCGGAGAGGAAATCTCCGCGAGTTCTGGATGAGTTAGATTCATTATTCCTAGCGGTCACTTTGTTTCTTGATTTACTCACAAATGTCAGACGTCCCTCCCACTGTGCCTGCGACAGAGACTTCCACCGACCCAAAGAAGATGGGTCCTTTAGCGATCGCTGGAGCAGTGATCGGTATTATCCTCGCATTTCTGTGGAGTTTCGGAGCTGCCCGCCTTTCCTACCTGAAGTATGGTTCGATTGGCTGGGCTATTCTTGACTTCTTTTTCGCGTCGTTCTACTACCCGTTCTACGCGTTCTTCTTAGCCGAGGGAACTGCTCCTTCGGTTCCCATGATGGGTGGACGTAGGCGGTTGAAGCTCTGGTAGATTGTTTCTTGATTTGAAGTAATGAGTGAGGCTCCTAAGAGAACGAGGCCTAATTCCTCTAATCCGTCGGGCACCAAGTGGCGCCCGAGGGATCTAAATGAGGCATTGACGATAAAACAAACTGTTCTAGCAAAACGTCTTTTTGGAGATGTGGCGATTAGAAAATGGCTGGCTGCAGGTCTTACAGTTAGAAAAATTTGGGAGATTACAAAGGCAGCAGAAGTATGTAGGAAACTTGTTGAAGGTGAAAAAATATGTTGGATCTGTGGTTATGCAATAGAACAAGAGAAGGGGCTCAATCCTCACTGTGAACACGTAATCCCTGTAGCAGCTGCAGTTTTGTTCGCAAGCTTATACAACGCGTGTAGTCCGAGACCAGATAATGACAAGTTTTATAAAGCAGAATATCTATGGGCTCACCAATATTGTAATCTGATAAAGAGCGATGATAATCTTTTTGCGGTTGTTCAAGATGAAGGAGGTCAAAAATTAGTTCCAAATGAAGAAGTTATAAAGGCACTTTTGAATAAGATTAATCAACCCAATCAAAGGTTGGGCGGAGATACGTTACAGGCTTTAATACGTACCGACCCTTCTTGGAGAGGTCGTCAGTTATTGTACTTAAAAACAATATGCCAAAACGTCATAGAAACGTTACATATTGAAAGCAGTGAAGATTTTCTCGAGACTTGTGCTGCGAATGCAAGAAAAATTCCTCATATAATAAGTTCTTCAAAATATAAGATCCTATTTGAAACTCTAGAACCTGCCAGGTTTGATCATGGTAAAAATCTAGAAGAAATGTTACTGTTGTTGGTTACAAGAACCTATCTTCAACTTGTCAGACAGTTTTTCAGAGAAGAACAACCAAATCCGACAACAAACGAGGCGATCAGAGACTATATGGTGGCAAATGAACTTAGTTATGAAGGCTCTGCAGATGAGCAACTGATAGTTGATCAATCAGTACAATTTACGTTTAATGAAGAAGAGATTAATGCTGCGAGAGCAGAAGTTAGTTCACCTGTCGGACAACCCGATTCGGAGAATGGTGAAATGGTGCAAGCAGAACAACCTAGTAGTTCATCTGTCGGACAACCCGCTTCAGAGACAGCCCCTGATTCTGCTGCTAGAGTGACTTCGGTTGGAAGTGAAAGTGATTCAGGTGATTCAGGTACACCTAAAAATCAAATAAAGAACGTAGAGGAGAGTTTTTTTGGTAGTCCTCAAACTCGAGCAACTATAACAAGTGAACCTGGAACCTTAGATTCAATGGCTGGTGTTGCTTATGAAAGTCAATCGCCACCGCATATGGTTGATACCCAACCACAAGCTCTTGTTGAAAAGGCGGGTTTTGAACATTTTGAACCTTTAGTGAGGCGTGTTTTTGGAATTACTGAAGATTTTGACGAAGAGTATGGTGTCAGTATGGAAAATTTAGAGGCAGTGATCACTCAGTTTGTTAGCCCCGATAAACTAGCCCAATTTAAAACTAAAGCAGACTTAGGTGGCACAGCTCCCGAAAGGACTCTTCTTGACGCGATTCACTCGGTTCAAATGGAAATGTGTACATACTATTACGGGCAGTTTGACGAACAAGGCGGCGAGTTTAAAGAAGGCCGGAACAGTCGTAGGTATGCATTTATTACAAAAACATTATATGACAAAATTCAATTTTATCAGAAACTTCTTACACCACCCCAAGCCGCAGCAAGACGTCGTACCTACCGTAACAAGCGCCCGAAGCGTCGTTACCAGTCCATTAAGATATCCTCCAAGCGGCACTCACTCTCCTGAACCGCTCCCAGCTTCTGATTGACCTGTTCAAGATCATCCGATTCCAGCGGTTCCTCGCCGCCATCAGGGAGTCGTGACTCATCCACCAGAATATCTACGAAGCCTGTTCCACAAGGCGGCTTCTGACCAAACATGATGTTTGCAGACACACCACGCATGCTGTCAAACTCTGCTCCCATCGCTGCATTAAACATGTTCTTGCTCGTCTCCTCAAACGATGACCGAGCCAGTACTCCAGTCTCATTCTTGTTCATGCCAAATCGGTTGACTGCCACAATGCGACCGCTGAACGTCATGCTATCAACCAGTACATTCAGATGGTGGTAGTTCACCTTCTCCGTAACGAAGACCTCTGAAAACTCTTCAAAGATCGAGAGCCGAGCCGACTCAATGCCGAACACCTCGTTGATTTCGTGAATGTCGTTCGAGAATGTCCGGTTCGCATCCACACCGGGGAAGACACCGAGACGATAGAGGTTGGTTCCATCAACATCCAAGACATAGTGGCTCTTCGGGACACTGTAACCTCCAATGCGCTCGTCGTAGACAAGCTCGTTCTTAATCTCGCGGATGTGAACACCGCCAATTCCCTCAATGCCTGTCAGCTCGGTGTCCAGAACCTTATCCTCCAAGAATCGGAGCTGTGTAGGGTTCTTGACCACATTCTCGTCAAAGGTCAGACGGAGCACAAGCTTACCGGCACTAGAGTCGCTGGTAATGCACTTCTGAAGCTTCAGCTGCTTGTTGTTCTCCAGCTTGGTCTGAACCTGTGTTAGATCCATCACATTGCGAGAAGCCTGCTCCTCTGCATTCAGCTCAAGGCGCATAATCCACGGGGATCCACACTGCTTCTCCGTATCAAGGGTGAATGCCTCGTAAAGTGTCAGAATCTCTGCGTCCTCCTCCACTACGTCTCCAGTGAGAGGATACGGGCTGTAGTAGATACGAACCGACTTTGTGATGTCACGTAGAGTCGTACGCTGGAGCTCCTTCATCTTTGCCAAGGTGTCCTCCTGTGAGTAGGCGATGTTAGGATTCAGATAAGCAGTGTTACCGGGCTTCTTAGGATTGGCAGAAGCAGAAAGCAGCTCCTCAATACGAGGCACACCTGAAGTAGCGTTGGCCTTAACCGTACCGGCAGAGTGGAAGGTATTCAGTGTCAGCTGTGTTGTAGGTTCACCAATGGACTGGGCAGCCAGTGCACCCACCATCTCTCCAGCATGAGCCTGAGACTTAATGTACTTGAAGCGGATATCGCGCATCAGCTCATCAAACAGGTCCTGACTGAGACGGTGAACCACAATGCTCTTCTTGGGTGCCAGATAGAATCGGAGCAGAGCGTGGAATAGCTTATTCACAGGAAACTCCTTCATGAATCGGTTCAGAGACGATACAACATAATCAGGAGTCAGATCAGTCTTGGTCGTATAGGGATTGGAATACTTGTCAAGTAGGCGCTTGAGATGAACCGGTGCAGAAACGGAGTCGTTCTTGCGGAACCTAAAGATGCTCTTGACAAACATCTCGCGATCTGCGATGATCTCCTCAACCATATCAGGGCACTCGGTCACTGTATCCTTGAGGAATGGATTGACATCATCAGGAGTCAGAGCATAGTGACTGTAGATGTTCTCAAGAGTCAGGAGAGCAAGATCGCATGGCTGAGTCTCTACACATGTCGTGTCAACACCGTCCTCACCATAGTTGAACTGGATGATAGAACCGGTTACATTGCGAACCGTTCCATCATGCTCAACATGCTGATCCTCCATGGACTTCATCAGACGACGCTGAATATAGCCCGTATCTGACGTCTTGACTGCAGTGTCAATCAGACCCTCACGTCCAGCCTGAGCGTGGTAGAAGAACTCAGCAGGCATCAGACCATCTACAAATGAGTGTTGGACAAATCCACGGGACTCAATACCATCGTCATACCTTGCAAAGTGAGGCAGAGTTCGATCCTGAAGCGTATATTGAACACGCTTGCCCTCAATCAGCTGCTGACCCAGCAGAGCGACCATCTGTGTGATGTTGTGCTCACCACCCTTAGAACCAGAGTCAACCATCTGAACAATGCGATTGCTCTTGGAGAGTGACTCAATCACCTTTGTGTTAATGTTCGCAGCGACGTCCTTCAGAGCAGACGAGATCTTGTCCTCCAGAACTTCACCGTCTGAAAGACCCTGATCGTTGATGAACTGACCCGAATGCATATCTGAGAGAATCGCTGCCACACGCTCGCGACCAGTCTTAATCTGATCATTCACGAATCCAAGAGTCGCATCGTTTGCAATGAGATCAGATGTGCCAACTGAGAAGCCGGTATACAGATTGTACTGAGTTACCACCGACTGAATATCATTGATAACCTGACCGCAGCGCTCAGGGCTGAAGTCATTGTACACTACGTGGAGCAGGTTACCACATGCACCCTTCTTCATGATGCCCTTCACAAGGTTGCCGTTCTCAAGAGTGAAGTTTCCCTTGTAGGTCATCGGTGGGAAAGCACATGAGATGAGCTCAGCACCAGTCCATGGACGATTCTTGCGAGAGAAGGGAAGCTTGATGCGAGCCAGGATGTTCATCGCAATCATCTCGGGAACCTCCACGCCAGGCTGGGAAATACGGTAGGCACCCGTCATCGTATCCTGAAAGAGCTGAATGATTGGTGAGTTCGTACGAGGAGAGATGATGTTACGGAGAACAGAAGCCAGGTAGCGAAGCTCAGTTGCCGATGCAATGCTCTGAGGCACATGCATGTTCATCTCGTCACCGTCAAAATCAGCATTATAAGGGCGGGTAGCCGAAACGTTCAACCGGAAGGTAGAGTATGGCAGAACGACCACTCGGTGAGCCTCCATAGAAGCTTTGTGAAGAGAAGGCTGGCGGTTGAAGAGCACAATATCACCGCGAATCAAGTGACGGTGAACCACATCTCCCTCGCGAAGATCGATCGTATCGGGGTTCACATATCGCAGAGACACCATGCGTCCATCGGCCTTCAGAAAGACGGACTTAGCTCCAGGGTGCTTGTCGGGACCATTGCGAACATATCCCAATAGACGGTCACGGTTGTAGACGGACACGATCTCAGGAAACGTCAGATTGGTTGCAATCTCCTCGGGGACACCAAGCTCATCCAAGTCAATGTTCGCATCAGGAGTGATAACCGAACGGGCAGAGAAGTCTACACGCTTTCCCATCAGGTTACCGCGAACACGTCCAGTCTTGGCACCGAAGCGGGACTTCAGTGTGCGAAGAGGGCGACCGGAACGCTGAGCAGAAGGCTCAAGACCCTTGATATCGTTATCCACGTAGGTCGCAACGTGATACTGGAGGGCCGCGGTGTACTTGTCAAGCTGCTCTGCTGACTCACCTTTATCGATCTTGTCACGAACACGGTCGTTAGAGCGGAGAATATCAATCAACTTGTGAGTAAGGTCATCCTCCATACGCTGATTATCATCCATAACAACAGAAGGGCGGACCGTCAGCGGAGGAACAGCAAGAACCGTACAGAGCATCCACTCAGGACGAGAGAACTTGGGATTGAATCCAATGAACTCAGAGTCCTCATCTGTGATGCGCTGGAAGGCACGAAGGATCATCTCGGCCTGAATGGGAACCGCGGGAGGGTTCTCATCCCCAGCAGACCAAGGAAGTGCCTCCAATGTCGCAGCCTTACCTACAACCTTAACAATCTTGCGAAAGGTCGGAGTTTGGCAAGAAGCACATGCAGTCGGGCGTTTGGAGAGAAGGTCACGGATTTCCTTAAACCGAGTCAGACCCTTTGAAGTTAGCGCTGGGTCAAGGTACTCCTTGTCAATCAATGGCTTGGAGCAAGACAGGCAGATTACATTCGCGATCTTCTCAATCATGTCAAAGAACTGGTAGAGGTAGACCGGACGAGCCAGCTGAATATGTCCAAAGTGACCTGGGCAGAACTGGTTGGTCTGCTTGCAGGTGGGGCATACCTTTCCATTCTCAATGACTCCAAATCGCGAATCAAAGACTCCATTGGGAATAGGCTGATTGCTTTGGTAGGTCTTGTCGGTGGTAACCTCAACAACGCTGCGTTTAATAAGATTTTCGGGATTGGCGATACCAAATTGAACTCCTACAATAGTATCACCCATGTTTGATACTTCTTGTCCTTACGTGTAGATTATTCCATTTTATCGGCGACGTACTTCTGAGCCAAAGCTGCTACTGGAATGATCTTATGGTGAACCCTGGCAATCCATTCAAGACTAAGTAACAGAACCCCGACAGAACTGCCTAGAATCACAACCATGATAGAGAGCTCTTTGGTTGGCGTAACATGAAAGAGATCGAACAAGGGGTCAACAAAGCTGTTAGAATCCCCGATGAGTTTTTGTTCTACTTTGGAGACCACACATCCATTGCATGAGACATGTTGAAGCCAAACCAGGATACAAATCGCCAACACAAGTGTCTGAAGCCAAAAGGCAGGGTAAACAGTATGACTTACAATAATCATCACAATGAGCGAATTGCTAACAAAGTGATGAATGGCTCGTAGTAATTTTCCTTTTCGTTCATTGTCTGGTTCCCAAAAGAAGACCTTGTGGACAATCCACTCGGTCCATTCAGTTGCGAAGGTTTCCATTACACTAAGGCTAGAGTCGCTTTCCAAAATTCTTCCTCGGCCAACACGCGGGTGATGGCTTCAGGTGTAAAACGTATTTTTAATGCTTCTACCATGTCTTCGTATTCCTTACCGCGCTGTTGCGTGAACAGAGGATATTGGCGAAACCTCATATTCCTGGCATACCGAAGAATACTCTGGGCTAACTCCCCGGTTTCGTATGCGGGTACATCATGTTCTTTTTCAGAGTCTTTGAGATCACGAACAATCGCTGCCCAATGTTCAGTTTTTATGTGATGGTCCATTGTTTACTTAAGTACCGGGCCAATAAAGTGCGGGAGATGTACCGACCGATGTGGCATATGTGTTTCCTGCTTCGTTATAGGCTGGTAGCACAAGTGAATAGTAATACCCCTCAAGATTTGATGAATCCTTTGTCCTTATGTTGGCAGATGAAACATTCAACGTGTAGGATCCACCCGATGCATCAACCGGTGCAATAGTAGAAAGAACCCATAAACTGGAGATAACTGAAGGAACACTAAGCCATGCAATACCCGCTATTGTTGTACTTACATCATTGCGCATAACTGCAACCCGATATGCGTTTAGCGGTTCAGTACTTGCTGCAGCAGGTGGGTCTTCTCCCCTCGAGAGATTCCATGAAAAATTGAAGCTTGTTGGTGTGATTGAGTTTAGCGTTGGAATAGGTAACGAAGGTGGATTTGGAACGTAATATGGTCTGCTGGCCGCGAAGTAAAAATTTAACTTGGCTTGGGAAGGAATGAGATCTCCGAGACCAGGAATGGCTGCATTGAGTGGAAGTACGAAGATTGAGATGTATGTATTTGAGAATCCTGTCGTAGGAGTGAATGGATAAAGTGTTGTACGTGTTACATTTCCTATCGTTCTGTAGGCGAGTTCAGAGAATGGTGGATTACTGAAATTACTAGATGTAATTTGTGTTGAATCTGCTGAGTACATTCCGTGTATATAATACGAAGTAGAGTTTGCTGTCGGGGTCCACGTGACGTTTATTCCACTTCCGTCAACTGAAGTGACCTGTACATTCGTAACGGGTCCATAAGGAGGTAAGACTAGGTTAACTGGTGGTGAATACGCAGAAATGTTTGAACCACCAACGCTGTTGATTGTGATCTTTGCAGCATAATAGAGCGAGTCATTGTTGAAGTTCAGTCCTCCCACATGGAGTCCATCAAGATATATATTGCTATACAATGTTGTTACGTTCGCTGTGCGATTTGCAAAGTCGGATGTTGTTGGTGCAGAATACACGTTCAATGCGAATGTCGGAGGGAAACCGCTATAACTTGGCGTTGTCCAGGAGACGTCTATACTGCTTCCATCAAGATGTGTTATAGTAACACCTGTAGGTTGACTATACGCGTAAGGAAACATGGTTGGGTCTGAAAAGGCATATACACTACCTCCGCCGTTGTATGCTGTAATCTTAGAACCATAATAGGTCCCTGAAGTTGGTCGCGATGGTGTAGTAATTGAATATGAATACGATGTGTCT